CGCCGGGGGGGGGGGTATATAAGCAGACGCGGAATATGAGAGGCGTATTGAGGAAGAAAAATGGATTTCATACCCACAAAACCAGACCAATTTATCGGACAAAACGACCCCAACCTACCGCTCTTTTACCTTGATGAGTGGAGTGGTGATAGCCCCCAATGCCTCCTTTTCGGGGGAGCGCCGGGGCTTGGAAAAACAACTGCGGCCTACATTATCGCCGAATATCTCGGCTTGCAGGTCATTGAATACAACGCCAGCGATGAGCGCGGCATTGATTTCATCCGAAACAAACTGAAAGCCGTGGCTAACGCTACCCAACTTTGGGACGGTGGGCGACTGATTCTGCTTGACGAGGCTGACGGTTTGACCAAGCCAGCACAGGATTCACTCAAGCGCATCATGGAGAAGAGCAACTGCTGGTGGATTCTCACCTGCAATGACCGTAGCAAAATCATTGACGCTATCAAATCACGGTGCGTTCAGTTTGAGTTCCGCCCATATTCTGTGAAACATGTGCGCGCGTATCTTGAACTATTACTTTTGGAGCATGGGCTGACTACACAGGACAGCCCCGACGCACTCCACTCACACTTTGCTGGTGACCTTCGCGCAATTCAAAATCATGTGAGAAGCGGGAAGAAACTTGACGAAGTTCAAACAGACTTAGACTCATTGGCTCTTGATGTCGCCGCTGGCGAATGGGAGTCTGTTCACAAAACCATGCTGACGATGTTGGAGGAAGGCACTTCATTGCAATACCTCATGCGTCGCATTCATGGTCATGTGAAATCCGTAGGGATGACCTCGGAAAGATTATATACCTTCTTCGCTGTGTGGGGAGATTTCGTCTTGAAGATGAACCAATGGGACATAGGAAGCGAGTCATTCGTGGACTATTTCATAGCGACTCTATACACCGAAGACACAAACAAAAAGGAGGAATAAAAATGCCGAACCTAAACCAAAACGAAGCCGAAAACAACGAACAAAACAATGCTGGACTGCACCCCGATGTGGAAGAGCGCCTCAAGTGGTGGGCGGAAAAGAACGCCAAAACCCTTGACGACGCAACAGGTGATTTCTTCACCTACCTCAAGACGGAAATGGGAGTCAGCAACCCCAATGATGAAGACGACGACTTCATGATTGACGCCGCGGAAACCTTTGTGGTTGAGCGACGAGTCATGAGCGGCGGTGGCGGCAAGTCAACTGAACTTGTCGGCTACTTCATTGGCGTTGACCCCAAGTGCCGAGACGGGCAAGAACGCAAGCGCGCTCCCGCAGTCTCAGCCGCCATGAACGACCTTGATGGTGCAATCCAAGACGGTCTTGTCGCACGCGCCTACACCGAAAACGGTGTGTGGATGCTTGAGAAGAAAGACGGGTCTGTTGCGACCGAAGAACCAGCGGACTCCGAACCGTGGTTCCTCTTCAAAGAACATGGCCTGTCAATCGCAGTCTTGCAGAACAACCCCGATTGGTCCCGCTACGGAGAACCCATCACACCCTACCGACACCAACGCACCTACTACTTCCTCGGCAATGAGAAAGACAACTTCCTCAACGACCAGCGTGTGTTGCGCATCACCGTGACCAGCAAGGACGCTGATGATTGGTTCGTGCCTCAACTGTTCCAAGAAGGAACACTCAAGGTTCGTCCTCAATCCGAGAATGTCAAACCCGAATGGGCTGATACCTACAACGCCTTCCCAATGCCTGCGGCTTTCACATACGGTAACGACTTTGTTGATGAGGAAGTTCGTCCGGTTATTCGTCCCGACCGTCTCATCCCAAGTCTTGATGCGCATATCAAAGACCTCTCAACTCTCGCAGAAGTCTTTGAAACTCGTCAAGAGATTGTCCCCGGCTACAACCCGGTTGGCCCTCTCGTCTTCGTCCGAGGGAAAGTCAGCGACATGCGAAAGGAATCGCGCGAATCAGAGTGGGACCCCATCGGTCACGACTACTCTATGAGCCTATCATCCTTTGACCTCATGCGGACATTCAACGGTAGCCGCCGTCAAAACCTGCCCTGCTACATCCACGGATTGCTCGGTGACCTCGGCCATCCGTTTGACTACGCAACCGAAGAAGGTTGGAAGCCCTACGCTGTGAAGTCCACGGTCATCGTCTTTGGACGATTGAGTGTGCGCGCCACAGAAAACGGTCCCGAACCTGCCATCAAGACTTTCGGTGTTTACGCAGTCCCACGCCTCGCCATCCCTGCTGGTGAAGGCGGCGACACATCAATCAACCAATACGGAGAGTGAGAAAATTGCCAAACCTTAACGATTTGAAGAAGCAAGCAGAAGAAGAAACGCAAGAAGAAGCCCCTGCCTTTGACCCGACAACGGGTGAGTTCAACGAACCCACCCCTGCTCCTGTCAAGAAGCCCATCGGTGTATCCGTATGGGATGAGATTGTGAACGCTGGCGACGAGGTTCCGACGAGTCAAATCTTCATGGGCCTCATTGGTCCCGAAGGCGTCGGTAAAACAGGCATCGTCTTGGATAGCATGACTGACGAAGAAAAAGCGCGCGGAGATGTTATCTTCGTGTTGGACTTTGACGGTGGTGGACAAACCACCCGCGTCACTCATCACCGAGAGCATGCGAAGAACATTCGTTGCCTTAATCCCAATGTTATGTTTCAACAAACAGACGCGGACGGGGATATTCGTGAAGCCATTGACTACCCTGCGACGCATCGCCGCGTCATGAAAATTGGACAGACGCTTGTTGATTGGGCGGCAGGTCGTGGCGACCGACCTCGCCTCCACTCAGTCCTCATCACAGCGGTTGACCTTTGGGATGAAGTAGCCAAGAACTGTATGTTCATTGAAGACTTGGGGACTGCACCCGACGGTATCGGTGCAAAGGTCAAGCCACACGAGCAAGTTGGCCTGCGCTTCAATTGGCAGATTCGCACTACGCGCTTCCACCAACTGACAACCATCGCACGAACCCTCATGTCGCTCGGCGTCAATGTTTACTTTGAAACGCACTTTAGAGAACTGCAAGACAAGTCGGGCGCTGTTATCGGCAAGAAGCCAGCATGGGAGAAACACACCACCAACTACCTCAACCAAATCCTCTACTTCCACAAGAACAAAGTTCGTGGTGAAGACGGTTCTCCGACAGGTGAAACGCGCTACGATGTTGAGTTCGTCAAAATCAAAACCAATCCGAACCTGCTTGACCAGCGACGCACCATCATGGTGACCAAGAAGGACGAAGCGCCTCAATGGTTTGGACTTCCCGAACTGCGAGAGGGTGACATTTGATGACATGGAAGCGCACAGGCAAACCAGCGCACAACAACGCAGAAGAGCGTAGCGAAGAGGACAAGCCAACTTACGAAGCAAACCCACAATGCCCCGAATGCGGAGGAACGGGTGAGCATTTGATGGAGCGCCCTCTTCGGAACTACGAAGGCGAATGTGTTGATGTTGAGTTCTACATGCACCCATGCGATTGTGTGTTTGTCAATTGGAGCGTCAAACCCGACCCCGATTGTTCTCAATGTTGCGGCGTCGGTGCAGTTCAAGAACGGTTGATTGTCAACGGAGAAGAAGCGATTTTCTTTTACGACTGCGTTTGCTTGCGCTATGTTAAAGGTGACGAAAATGAAGAAACAAGAGGTGATTCACATTAAAGGAAAAAACAAAGCGCGAATCTGTGGAGCCGTCGGAACCTACGCTTGCGTAGGCGATGATGATAAACTCCCAACCTGTCAGCGATGCATTGAGATACAGATGCGCGACGAAGGGGTGATGGTTTGACATTGGCTCAAGCCGTCGTATCCACAGACACGCTACTTGGTTTTCTTTCGGGATTCGGTGAGGGGGTCAACGACCTCCTTTGTGGTATTACGGATATGACCATTCATGGTGCAGTTGATGTTGATACTCACTACTGCTCCAAGAGCATCCCTGTTCTTTTGGATAATGAAGTGACTTATCGGTCGGGAGATGTTTACATCCCCTACCTTGACAAAGTGTGCGCCTTCCTCAAGGCGGCGAAGGAACCAAAGACGGTCATCCGACATGTCGGCGGCGCATTCTCTTTGAAGAACGGCAACGACGAGTTCAGCACACCCACCTACACAGAGATACTGTCGCACCAATCTGTTGCGCGAGCGCATATGGCGGTGGAGAGTGCGGTAAAGAATGGGTGGTCCAAGTTGGGGCGCGCTGAACTTGACTGTCACGGCACGCTGGTCATGAGCGAACTGCATGGTCTTGAAGCCATGATGAAGGTCACGGCCAAAGACTCGCCCGTTCGCATCAGCGTTGACGACAACGAGATGACGGTGAGTGCAGGCAACAGTCTTGGCGCGCGAATGAGCAGACGCATTGATGTTGACTGTCACAAAAACGCGACGGTTGAAACGGTGTTCTCATCGTCTCTACCCAAGTTGTTGAGGATGATGGGTAGCGGAGATGTTGAGTTCCACATCGGCAACCGAAGCGCCTTCGTTCTCGTCCACCAAGAAGTTGACACGACGCTGATTCTCAAACACCAAGAGGGGGTTGACCAATGACCGAAGAATGCTTGATGTGCAACGGTGAAGACTGCGACTCACGAGATGACTACGACAAACTCTGCAAGGAGTGCTACGAAATGGTGACATGGCCGAAGGAGTTGGACGAATGATTGTTGACGCTATCCACCATGACGACGGACCACCTACACTTTACACACGGTGGCGCGACGATGAAGGTAAGTTGATGGAGAAGAGAGTTCACAACTACTACCCTCACATGTTCATCCCATGTCACACATCGGAGTTCCGAATCAACACCATGCTTCGCTCATTCCCTACCGCGCGAATCCTCAAGGATGAAGTGTTTGAAGGACTTGACGGAACCAAACTTTGGAAGGTTGAGGCTGACTCGTCTTACGACATTTTCAACATGTCCAAGACGGTTGCTGGAACTTACGAGGCTGATGTGTTTTACCAAGACCAATACCTCATCAACAATGTTGCTGAGATGCCGAGGTGGAAGCCTCGCAAGTGGTGGTATGACATTGAATGTGACACAGGTGATGACAACTTCACGACCGTCATCGCTGTCATTGACTCCGACCTTGACACACCCGTTGTCTTTGCATGGGCTGATGAGCGAACCAATTGTCCTTACACCCAAGAGATTGCACCGAAAGGTCGCCCCGTTCTCAACAGAAAGGTTCGTGATGAAGAATACAAGTTGCGCCTCTTTAATTCGGAGAAGGAAATGTATGATGACTTCATTCGCTTCCTCAACGAACGCAACCCCGACATGATGATTGCTCACGCGGGAACCTTCTTTGACATCCCTCACATGATTGAACGCCTTGACAAGATTTACGGACAGGGCGGCGCGTCAAAGTTGAGTCCTCTCGGCATCATCCGCTACCCGAAGCGTGGAGAGCGCTACCGATACGACGCTCAACCAATCGCTGGTCGCTGGCAGTTTGACACCGCCGCTCCCGAAGGAAGCGGCACAGGCTTTGAGCGTGTGTGGAAGGATAGTGGTGGTGGTCAACTGCCCAATCTCAAGTTGAATACCATTGCTGAGACGCTTGGACTTGGCTCAAAACTCACCGAAGAGATTGACGGCATGACCGTTCACAACGGCTGGTATGAGTATTGGGGGGAGTTTGTGGACTACTGTTTGCTTGACACCGTTCTGCTACGAGGCATTGACGAGGCACGCAATGTCACGGACTTCTTCGTGGAGATGGTGCGCTTGACAGGCGTGTCGTTGAGTTCAGTCTCCAATGTCACGAACTTTGCACGCGGATTGATTTCCCGACGAACGGGAAAGAAAGCACCTTCCCGATACCAAGCGCAACGCGAAGACTTGAAGGGTGCTGAGTTCATCAAGAAGGACAACGGGCTTTACAAGAATGTTGCCGTTCTTGACTACAAGGGGCTGTATCCATCATTGATGACAGGTTACAACTTGTGCTGGACAACTAAGCGCGACGGACCCGGTGACGGCATTCTTGCGATGGAGAACGGAACCTATTGGGACCAAACCAAGAAGGGTATCCTCCCCGAAATCGTTGACTACCTCTTTGACTATCGTGATGTTTGCAAAAAGAACATGCGCGACGCTGAGACGAAGGAGATACGAGCGGCTTGGAACACCACGCAACTTGCAGTCAAGCGCGTCATGGCGTCGCTGTATGGTATGACGGCTCACGCTGGCTACGGCTGGTCGGACATGGACATTGCTGAAACCATTCTCTCCGAGGGTCGCCGATGCATTGCTCTCCTTGACACCGTTGCTACCAACATGGGCTACAATGTCATTTACGGCTTCACCGATTCAGCGTTCATCCAAGTCCCGCTTGAGGATGCTGAACATTTGGCGAAGCGCGTGACTGAGGTTGTTCAAGAACAGACGGGCAACAAGAAACTGTTCGCTGAACTTGAGGCTTACATGGACTATTGGTATCTTGAAACCTACAATCGCTATGCTGGTATCGTGTCTTATCCCGAAGCCGACAAAGGCAAGTGGAAGAACGCTCAACTGATGAAGGGGAGCGGTAAAGCACCAATCAGCAAGAAGGCTGAGAAGACTGTTCTTGAACTCGTTTGCACAGGAGCCTCCGAAGGTGATGTGCGCAACGCTGTTCTTGACATGGTGATGCCTCTCCGTCGTGGTGAATACAACTTGAAGGAAATCACACAATCTACACGGGTTGGCGTGTTTCCTTCTAAAACTCCTGCCGCGCAAGGAGCGCAATACTTCAACAAACACATCGTCAAAGACAAGCGCGATGCATTTATTCAAGGCAACTCGGTTGCTTGGGTGTATGTGGCTCATCCTCCTATTGGGCTACCGCCAACCAAGTATGCCGCCTATCGTGAAGAGCAAGACTTGGATGGGTTTGAGATTGACCGTAAAGCAGTCATTGAAAAACTCGTTCAAAACAAAATCAAAGAAATCTTCAAGGTCTTGGGTTGGGACCTTGAAGCCGCTATGGGAGAACCCCGACCCGCAACATATTGGTGAGAAAAATGACCGACAAAAACGAAGAAAAAATAGCAGAACTTGAAAACAAAGTGTCCGAACTTGAGCATGCGCTTGAGAAGGTGAACGACGACCTTGACGAGAAAGTGTCCGAACTTGAAAACGCGCTTAACAAGGTGAACGACGACCTTGACCATGCTTTGAACATGGCGAACAAAGTTGAGGACCTCATCGCCGCGTGGAACAGCCGCTTCCCCGATGAGCAAATCCCTGTTCCGCGACCACAACGACCCGACAGCGATTATGTCATAACCGCAGAAGAGTTCAAAAAACGAACGCGCATCCCACATCCTCGTGATTGGGTGAAGAAATCATTTGACCCAACAACGGGGGAGTTTTACAATGAACAACAGGGGGATAACTGATGCAGGTTGTTATCACCTATTTTGAAACAGGGACCAAAAAAATCAAAGAAGTCAGCGGCGACATGTTTTTTGGAGACGCGTTGTTGGGTGACTATTTGGGCGTGAAGACCGCAGAAGGTTACACTCTCGTCCCATCCGCCACCGTTGTGAAAATCTACACAAACGAACTTGACGAAGAATTGTTCACGATAAACACAGAGAGCATCAAACGCTCAAAGCGTTTAGCGTTGCGCAACATGGAAAGTGAGATGGACAGAGAAGACGCAAATGGGAGGCCGTTTCATGGTTAAAATCTACGAGGATGGCTCATCCTATGCTTGGACTCCCGAAATGGGCAAAGACGGTATTGTGATTCGCATCAGCAAATCAACCGCAGGTTCGCTTGGGTGGTGCGCGCAACAGATGTGGTTGCAACAGAATTACCCCAAGCCGCAAGGTTTGGTCAAGCACCTCGTTGTTGGTGACGATGTTCACAACGGCCTTGACCTGTTCTATCAAGACTTAGAGGGCATGGGGGTCATGCAGGGCTTCCGAGATTTGTTGAAGAAAGGTGAGGACTTAACGCCTTACCTCAAAAGCCGCATCCCCGCAGAGAAGACCATTGTTGCTAATCGTCGCGCGGAGAACAAAGACTTCCCCTTCTATCATGAGGACTACTACCGCAACATGAATTGGCTCATGGAGTTTGAAAATGCGCGAATGAAAATGAATCCCGACAACCCTCTGCCGCTTGCGAACGAGGTTCGTCTTGAGGTTCGTCTTGACATGGACATTGGCGGCTACGGCAAAATCCCTGTTCAATTCGTCGGCATCATTGACCGAGTGTTTGAGGCTGACGACGGAGGGCTGATGCTTTACGAATTGAAGACAGGTAAGTGGAGTGACTACAAACTTACTTCCATGCGTAAGGAGATGGCTTTTTACAAGTTCTTGATTGACAACTGCGATAGCGCGTATTTGCAAGAACGCGGCATTGACCGACCCGTCACGCAATGGGGATGGCGCTACTCTGCCGCTGACCATTGGACGATTGAAGACGCCAAGCCAGCGAGCCAGCGAGCAATGATGAACGATTTGAAGAAGTTGATTAAAATGTATTTGGACCAAAACTTTCCCATCGCAAAAGACAACTACAACTTCTCTCCATGCTCCTACTGCGACTACCTTGAACTGTGTCCAAAATATGCAATACAGGTGAGCGAATGAAAGCGTGTGAATTGTGTGGAAAGAAAAGCGGAGGTCTTCGTCATACGAGATACACCGCATGCCCATCGTGCCTTGACAAATTGCTTGAGTTTGCGATTACTGCTAAAATGAGGTTTGACCATGAAGGCGCTTAAGTTTGATTTCCCGAAAGAAGTTGGTCTGTTCCGAAAAATTGTCAACAACCAATCCGAGTTTGAACGCTATTGGAAGAGCCTTGAGAACTCTCAATGCGCTTACATGTCCGTCTATGGCTTCCGAGCGGTCAAACCAAACGGACGACGCGCGGAATACAACACCGCCGTTGTCAGCAACTTCGTGTTGGACTTTGACAAAAAGTATCGCAAGGGGAGCAACATGATTGAGGTTGACGGTGATGAAGTTGTTGAGCAAGTTCGTCGTCTCCAAGCATACCTGCTGGAAGAGAACATCAATCATGGCGTTTGGTTCAGCGGCAATGGATTTCACATTTGGATTTCACTTGAGAAGACGCATCTGCCATCCAGCGGTGCGCAAGTTTCTCACATCAAAGCGGCAGGTAAGAAGGTCATCAACAAATGGAAGAAGGACATGGAACTCTATTGCATGGACCCGACTGTGCCGTTTGACATGGCGCGAGTCATCCGTGTCCCCAACTCCTACAACGCCAAGCAACATGTGCTTCGTTGGAGCATTCCTCTAACGAGTGAAGAGTTGCTTACTTTGTCATGGGATGAGATTTGCGACTTGGCTCAAGAGCCGCGCAACACCGCTTATTTCTATGGCGAGAAAGGAGTCCACCTCCCTGTCAAGCAAGTGCGAGAAAGCCAATTCAAGGTCACGGGCGAGCCTGTTGACTTTGAGACGGTGAGCATGGGGAGCATCAAAATCCTCCCCTGCCTTATGGAATCTGCCTGTCAAGTCGGAAGCAACCCTCCGCATATCAGTCGCGCGAGTTTGGCTATTTACCTTGCATCGCGACTACGCAACTTTCTCCCCGTTCAGCGCACTACGGTGCAGATGAGAGAAAAACACATCCTCACCATGCACGACTTCATCAAGCAACTTCAATGGGCTGACTACGACCCGTCGGTGACGGAGTATCAAATCCGTTCAATCGTTGACGGAGGCTACATGGAGCGATGCGAGAGCCTTATTGGAAAGGGTCTTTGCATTGGCCGTTGCAAGTTGTGGGATGGAACAGGTGAACATCAAGACGCTACGGAGACAGTTCAACTCACGCCTCAAGAAGTCAAAGAAACCTATGCTTTAGCGAAACGAGAAGTTGAGAAACATAATGAGCGCGTAGGAGACTATTCTCACAACAATGTGTCTTCAACATTTATCGGGTTGAAGGCGGAAGCCGCCGTCAGTTTTTACCTATCGCGAACCTTTGATGTTCAAAAAGGCAAAGGCGATTTACAAATTGATGGTGTGCCGATTGAGGTCAAAACCGTGACCGAAGAGCAATGGGTCAAATTAGGGAGAATGATACCTCCACATCAATTAGAAAAATATGTCAGCAACAAAGCAATTATTGTTTGGGCTACTGTTGATTCTTACGACCACATGGACTACAATGTCAATCTCAAAGGATGGAATAACGCTTACGAAATCAAAGCGAAAGGCACGCCTATCAAGACTATTTGCGAGAACATTTGGCTCAAGAATGAAAAAGACATGAAGGAAATCGCAACAATTTATTCTGCTTTGAAGGTGATAACATGATTGAAGAATGGCAGATTGAATTGTTGTTGAACATTGATTCAACATGGAGAGCGCGCTCCGAACTTTGCAAACATAGTGACACATTGCGAAGCATGAGCCATCACAAAATGGTGAAACTCATGACGAAACTTGTAAACGATGGGCTTCTTGAGAAGCGCAAGGTGAGCAACAAGCGAGTTGAATACCGAAGAGTGCTTGTTTTCCCTAAGCATGAGGGGTGTCAAGCATGAATCCGCCTCTCGTTATTGATACAAACGAGCGCGGCTCACTTGTCTCAGCAGTTGAGCGACGAGCCAAGTCCCGTTCACCACGCATTGCCGTAGCGCGTGAAAACCTTGTCAACGGTGATTACCGATGTGGCGATTGGTTGATTGAAGCCAAGAGCATTGATGACCTCTTCTCATCCATGAGAAGTGGACACCTTATGCGACAACTTGACAACATGGATGCAAACGACGGCAACTACGGCTTAGTCATTTGGGGCGAAATTGGTGGCTATGTAGCCCGCGCCCGTGAGCGTGGCTCATCCATCACCGCAAGTCAAGCCCTCAAACAGATGACAGGCTTCCTCGGTCGTGTTGTCGCTGACTTCGGTTGCCTCATTTACCGAGCGCCGAATGTCGCTGAGGCATCAGCATTCATGGTCGCTCTTCATGAGAAGACCTACAAAAAAGCAAGTCGCCACGGTGCGCAAGCAGTCCGACGAGTCAGCACAAACGATGTGCGCGCGGATATGCTACTTACGATTCCCGGCATTGGCCCCGACATGGCTGACGCCATCATTGCCGCATGCGGTTCAATTGAAGAAGCCGCATGCGGTGACTGTTTGCGCGATGTTCCCCGCATGGGGAAAGTGTTGCGCAACAGAGTGATTGAAGTCTTGACCAGCGAAGACGAAGTTCGCGTGGAGAGGTGATTTTAATTGCATCATTTATATACACTCAACAATTATCCTTATAATAGTATAGCGATAATTGATAAAATGAGAAATGGTTATAGGCTGAACACCATACCCGAAGCATCAGCCACCCCCCAAAGGAGAGAAGAAGAATGCCCCAAAGAATGTGGAACCAATACACCGCTGTGAAAGAATACCCGATGATGAAGGAATACCTTGAGAGGTTTCGGACGACTTCGTTTTTTAACGAAGTCCCCGGTCTTATTTCCTTCTTCTATCTGCAAGGTCAAGCCCTTGTGGATTATGTGAGAATACCCGTTTGGGCGTCAGCCCTTGACCCGCGAATCCATGTCTTTTGGAT